GCAGATGTAGCTGCCCCCGTCTCTGATGTTTCTGCAGCATCTTCACTTATAAGGGCCGCAGCCGCAGAGTTAGCAGCAGCTAAGGCATTTGCAGCAGATTCATTTATGGAGGTTGTGGAGCCTTCTCCCGTGTCAAAGCTACCCCCATCATCGATAGGAGCAACCTTGTTCCCTTGGTCTCTAAATCCCATAGTACCCTCCTAGAGTAAATCACTATACGCGAATGACATTGAGAGGTTACCACCCCTATTCCTTCGTGTTATTTCTTCTTTATTTAACTCTGATATCTCTTGATCAAAAAGTACCATGTACTTCTGTATTTCTTCATTGTCATTTAAATATATAGACAGTTCTAACAATGATCCAAACAGAACAATCCTCTCATTCTCATCCCGTAACCAATGAGCCGCCAACTCACCTACCCAATAGGCTGCATTCTCTGCAAGCCTTGTATCAAAGGATGCTTCTGTTTTATCTGCAGCAGCTGAATAGGTAGTTGCAACACCACCAATATCTAGGGTGCCTACTCCTGATTTCCAGTTGATATAAGTTCCTGAGTAAGTTGCATTAAGTGCTGCTAGTCTACGATAGTAGTGCAACTCCACCACATCACCACGACTAAAGTTACCATGTAGTTTTATATTATTACCAATTCGAGTGTAAAAGTGATAATCCCTTGAGCTGCTAAGCCCATCATTAAATGTTCGTACATCAACCCTTTCATTGTAAACAATACCTGGATTTTTAGAAGCAGTGTCTGCATTCCGAATATACATAATCTCAATCATATCACTAGGTGCAGCCATAGAGAGAACTTGCCCACCACCCCAGAAAGAGCTTGGGGAGATGTCTGGAGTATCCCCAGACGAAGCTGCAGTTATCTCTGCCTGTGTACCATTAACATCATAAAGCCTAGTGATTTCTAGTGGTGGCACACGTAGAGTTCTGTAAGCTTTATCTGCTGCGTAATTAAAACACCGCGTCACCACTGAGTTAGACAATACAGAAACATCTCTGTTTGCCCAGGATCTAATCAACCCTGCGTTATCACCAGTGAAGTCACCAGATCCTACAAATTCTACGTATGTTGCCATCTTAAATCTCCTTAATAAGACATGAGGTGGGGGTAGTTTTGCTTGAAGATAACCATGAACTTAGCCATCATGTCTTTATCTTTCATCGTTGCCGAATCATGCAAATCAATACCCCACTTGTTTTTTATTTCAATGGCTACGATATCAGGAACTGTAGCGAACTTTTTAAACCCTAGGTCTTTCTTATTAAACCCACTGTCCGAAAGATTACGATCCCTTTTAGCCTGCTCTAGGAAAGGTTTCTCATCCTGGTATACTTGCCAGTGACTAGACCCATCCTCATCGCATTGGATAGTGCCTTTAATAGTACTGTCCTCTGTGCTAGGTGTTACATCCCAACGTGCCATGTCCTCTTCCTCTTATTAAGTTGCCATCTCTACGAATCGACCAGACTTACCAATGTAACCCAAGGATGGGGTAACGATAGTCACGTTGCCTGTAGAGTGTATGAAAAATGCCTTATCTATTTGATACCCACTAGCTGAAGCTGCGGATGTTGTCCAAGCACATCGATCTGCTGGTAGATGAAGCACATCCCCAACTAAGTTATTTCCAAGTGTATTTGCTGGGATTGTCCCTTTGATTACCATCATGTTCTATACCTCCTAATAGAATAAAAATAGGGAAGGAGAAATAATCTCCCTCCCCTTATTGTATTTATGCTAAGCCGTAAACCGCGCCACAGCCTTTTGGATTCTTAACTTCCAAAGACCATTCTTCGACAAACATGCCAACAGTTGAGTCACCTTTCTGACCAACTTCAACTTCTTGCATTGGACGTAATGTCGCCATTGCAAACCACTGTGGATCATATACAAGAGCACATGAGTCTGCAGCGTCGAACTGTGTTGTGGTTGCATCAGTAGTTGTGTGGGCAAGGCCCATGATGTAGTTTGGAACTACCATCAAATCACCAAAGTCTGACATGTAAACGTCTACCGACTGGCGGAGCTTACCATCTTCGTCGATGTTACGACGAACGCCTGTGTCACTAACCATGAGGTCAGAGAAGTCACGGCGAAGTTTTGGAGAAACCATGATACGGGTAGCGGAACCACCATTCTCATAGATCTTCTGCATAACTGAATCGATGTCTGTAAGCGCCAAGGCAGCTGTTGCAGCACCTGAAGCAACTGTAATAACATCAGTACCAGCGTTAGGTGTTGTGGGTGCAGTGAAGGCACCTTTAAACACACAAGTATCACCACTGTTTACAAACGACTGATAACCACCAGTCTGACGAGCGCCAGAAGTAGTCTGCTTGTTGTATGTATTTACAAGGTCAAACTCCATATCACGGCGCATTTCTGTGCCACGCTTTTTCAGCTGATATGCATACTCATCAGCAACACCAGCCTGATCGATTGCACGGCGGCTACCTGATACAGAAATTGTTTTGCTGTTGATTTGTGTGTAGTTACCCAAGCGTGTACGCATTGGACCAATTGCTGTAGAAGCTGAACCATCGCCAGAAGCAGGTGTAGTACCAGCTGCCAAGAAGTCTGCGCCTTCAGCTACACGGGAGTTACCTGGAGCTGTGAGCTCGTCGGTTTGCCATTCGTGATAGATGTTGGTTGCTTTAGATTTACCGATTGAAGACAGGAAAGGAGTCTCATCACGTGTGATCATCGAAATAAAATTCGCTAGATCCTCACGGTTTGAAACGTCTTTACCAGTGCCTGTTGCTCCACGAGCTGTGACGATATTACGTCCACCTGTAGTTGCCATTTTATTAATCCTCCTAGGATATTATTTAGTTAGAGAGTTGGAGGCGTATTGGCGAAGGAAGTCCATTTGGTCATCCTTAGATGCACCTTCTTTAAATGCACGGGCCTTCACCATCTTTTCCTTATCAGCTGCCTTTTTATTAACAGCTACTGGTTTCTTAGTTGGAACCTTTTTAGTTGGAACATCTTTACGCTTTGCAGCGCCTTTCGTAATTCCATTCTTTAATCGGCGATAGTCATCAATGAATTTTACAACATTGGGGTCCATAACCGAATTTAAAAGTTCGTCTGCAATACCATTCTCAAGAGCAAAGTCTCGAATTTCAACTGCAACCTTATCATCAAAGTCAGGGATCATTTGTGGGATTACCTCTTGGAAGTGTTGAATCTGGGATGCAAACTTTTCTTCCTGAAGTTTTGATTTCTGTTCTTCAACAGTCTTCAAAAGATTCTCACGGGTATTACGTGCAGTCCAGTATTTCTGCTGGGCCTGCTCACGTTGATCCTTGAGATCACTTAGTTCATAAGTGTCCCCACTATCTCTAGCTTCTTTAATCTTGGCTTCAACATCATGGTATTCTTTAGCCAGTTTTTGTTCGTCCATTGTTAGCATTGCATTAGTAGCGTCTGACATCTTTGTGATTTCAGATAGCTTAGCAACACGTTCTTCATCAATGGCCTTACGCGCCTCTCCGAGTTCACGACCCTTTTTAGAGAGTGAAGCATCTGTCTGATAGCCTTTAAGCAGATCAGCAAATGAGACTTCCATTTCCTCCCCGTCAATTTTGACAGAGACTCTGGCATCTAAGTCTAGATCATCAACAGTAAATACAGTAGCTTCTTGGGTAGGGGCTTCCGCGCCATCCTCATCTCCTGTCTCTTCTGTATCTTCCTCAGACTCTTCATCGCTAACGGCGGCATCTGCTACATCTGGGTCTTCCTCAGCAGTTGCTTCCGGATCCTCGTACTCGATCTCCTCTTCTGGTAGCGGTACATCATCATCCCGAAGAAATTCGGTATTAGACAGCACGGCATCTAGGAGTTCTTGTTCGTTTGGACCAGCAGAACTGGGAACATCATCCGTGTTGGGTAGAGATTCATTTTGTTCTGACATGTTATATTATCCTTCTTTTTTAGCCGCAGGCTTAGTTGCCTTTGGTACGGATGTTTCTTGCTTGAAGCTGTATCGATCCAGGAGACCGTGCATAGCTTCAAGTTGATTGCAATTCAGTTTAGCTTTACCTGGAGATCGCATAGAGTCGTACTCTAACAGGTTAATCATATTTTTAAGATTGGCTACTAACTGTTCGTAATCTATAGTATTCATTGTGTGTTGTCCTCAATGTATGGTACGTTTTTTCCGTATGTTTCAAAGTTAATCAACTTCTGTTTAACATCTCCCAGCGCAAGGGCTGAGTTATATATGAACTCACGTGTTTTAACTTCGTGTGGATCTGTGCCTAACCAGGCAGTAAAGTATTGCACCATCAACTCCCCATAGGCTTCATTGAAGAAACCTTCCCGTTGTTGAGAAGAGAATTGCGCACGTACGAGTGCTTCCTTTGCTATCAGATCCGGATGTGTATTTCCTTTCAGCACCTTCTCTGCTGCAACTTTATACTTTTCCATCTTGTTTCCTTATTGGTTATAATTATTTAGACCTATACTTAGAGGTCTTAGCGGCTATCTTTTTAGGTTGAGCAACGTATTGCTTACCTTGTTTAGCACCCTTACGTTTAGCCGCACTTGTCGCAGAGTATTCCTTTGAGGTTAAAGACTCCCTAGCCTTCTTTGGGAGGTAACGTTCTCCCGTAGCCCCCTTACCCTGAGTGGAGTTCTTACCACTCTTGGTACCCCATTTCTCACCAGTCCACTTGTCTAAGCTTGTTTGGGATTTTTTCTTAGGCACGATAACCACCTCCAGCTTTCTTGTACTCACTAGCTAACAGTTGTGCCTTACGTGCAGACCATTGCCCCGCACTGCCGCCCTTAGATCCAGCCTTAATCTTGTTGAATAGGTTTTTACGCATTGTTGGTTTAGTGTAGTTACCTGCTTCATTCACAGTTGATTTTTTCTTTACCATTTTTCTTTATCCGCCCAATATGCAGCAGACATCTTACCCTTTGAGATATTCTTCCCATGACGGGCTTTGAAGCTTGCACGTTTGGCTTTCATCTTATCAGACTCACCAGACTTAGGAGCACCAGCTGTTGATGCCCCTTGTTCCCCAAAACGAATTGTCTTGATATTGTCACCCTCTTTAGCAACGACAACATGTGACTTGGTTGGATGTGATGGGGTACGTTTAGGTTTATTGTAACCAGCCACCCCAGCATTAGCAAGCCTCGAATCTTTTTTCTTAGGCATCAATTAAACTCCTTACATAAAGAATAGCCATTTTTTTATTACAAGTTATTATAACTACCTTATCACTATCATCATATACCACATATTTACCGCTTTTGATTTGATATAACTTCAAAGCAATACACCGAAGTGCTGGAGGTGGTGATCAGGATTTTTGACTTTTCTTTTGCATCTTCGCAAAGTATTTGAGTTGGGAACTGGCCCAGTTGGTAATGATCTAGGTTGTTGTTCATGAATTGAAACCATACAAGAAACCACATCACTTAATCTCCTCTGCAAGAATTGCCGCACCCCAGAACAAACCAGCAGTCCCTATGCCAAACAATATGACACAGACTACAACAGTTAGTAAGTAGAATATCCTATCCCGTTTATCTGCCTCAGCCTCAAGTGCATCCTTGCGCCGTTTACGGGCTTGGGCCTGTTCGTGTACAACCATATCCCACATGCCTGGTGGGCCATAAAGCCGTGTTATAGATCTTAAATCGTCCATACACTGTTTGTGCTTCATCTTAGCTTGGGCTATAGCGAAACCTTCTTCCTCTGTGGAAGTAAGACGACCTAGTGGGCCTTTGTGCCTACCCTTTTCTGCAATGCCAATCTCCGCCTCAAGGTTAGCTAACTTACCGAAAGCAGGCATAATGCTATTAACATCCTTCCCCGCCTTTATTGCGCTGCTTATACCACCAGCAATACTACTGATAGCACTAGCTAAGGCTAAAACTTCAATCATGGTTTAACCCCCCTAACTGTACACGTTTACCTCGGATCACCCTTTTTAGAAATATTCTCCATCATGATCCTGATAGACTTTATATTCTCATCAATACGGGCTAAGGTTAGGGCTTGAGCCTGTACTGTTTGTTCCAGTGTGCTAACACGCGTATCTTGTCTTAGTAACTCTTTCTCATTATTTTGTATACTGTTATCTAAAGAAGACACATACCATACCAAGGCAATAGTTTGTAAAAAGATACCCACAACAAAAGTTAAGGGTACCGACTTAGAAAGATGCCACTCCTGATCATTTTTATTACTCATTTAGTAAACCCCGCTCCAAAATACAGGCCAACAATTGCTGACACTATATGTGTATCTAACGGAGTAATCACAAAGCCCGTGGCTGACTGCCACTTCACTGTTCCATCACCACCAAATATCCAATTAATTATACCACCGTGTACTTCGGTATAACCTACTATAACACTTACTTCTGGGTAAAAGACTGCTACTGCTTTTGGTAACACGATGATAGAGAACACAGCAGAGAGGGCTATAATCCTTCTTGTCCACGCAAAGTGAACATCTTTCTTACCATGTTCCCTAGCCTGCTGCATACCACTTATCATCATCTTCTGCTGTTCATTCTTATTCTTTGTGTTCTGCCCCCAGATAGACATAACGGCACCAAGGATGGTAGAGAAAAGCATTGTAATTAGTTCTAAAGGCAATCCAAACAATTCCCCACCTCCTTGTTATTCACACTTCCCCTGCAATCATAGAACGTGCAAGGGTTGTTATTTGATTAAAGTCAGGCCGTGCTGGGGGTTCAATTCCCTCTTTACGAGCCTTAATGTCGATCTCTGCCCACTGTTGGAAATGCTTATCAATAGATATCGCCAACTGTTTAGTGTTGTCATCTACAGTGTTTTTAGATTGTGCGTTGGTAAATGTCACATTAGCCTCAGCAAGTGATGCATCAGCTTCCATCTTACGTTGTGCAAGAGCGCCATCCTTCTGGGCCTTTTCAGATTGCTGTTGAACAGTTTGAATCGCTTTCTGCTTAAACTCATCCGTTGTGTAGTCTTCAAGATAATCATGACTATCAATACCCATAGATTCTATAAGTTTTGTAGCTAAGACAGCAGGAGCTTCTGGACGAATTACAACACCCTGACCCTGACTGTTAAGTGCTGGGAGTACAGTAGCGCCAAGCATCTCAAACTTCTTAATCATGTTTGCGTTTGAGTTCTCACCGATATCTAGAAACACCTCAACATCCATACGTGATGGTAGTGACATAATATCTATCTCAGCGAATACACCTTGGTAACTAAACTTAGAGTGTGTCTTCAAGCATTTCCGCATTGTCTTATACACACCTGTACACAGACGCTTCATACCTGTCTCTGCAAACCTACGAGCAATATGCTGGATACGTTTCTGAGATGCAGACTGAACTGCAGCTACCTTAGATTCACTATTACCAGACACATACAAGGAATCGTTGAGACCTTGAGCAGCCTTAGACATACCGGTTGCTTGTTCTTTAATTGTCTGTAGGTGTGAGAGTAGTGGTACAGTGCCTGAACTAATTGCCTCTGGAGGCATTGAAGCTACAGCACCATTAGGATTACCATTGGTTGGGATGATTTGTTTTGGTCTCATGTTCTGGAGAGCAGAGAAATCAACAACGTTTGGATCAGCAAGCTTTGGTGAATAGTTTGTAAGATATGTATTTTCAACGAATCCACGAAGTATTGCAGTAGATGCTAGTGTGGATGAACGTGTGAAGTCAGCAATAGACAAACCATAAAACTCATATGGGATATCGATAGGTGATAGACAGGCGATTGGAATCATATCCACATCACATTCATACAAGACTGTATCACCTGCGATAATGAAGTGCTTAAGTTCAGCAACCCCATCACCATCACGGTCAACGTTAATCCAACACTCTGTAATGGTAACTTCCCGATTAGCTTCTAATGCTGTAATATCATCAGTCATACGACCTTGTAGGTAACTCTGACCTGTCACTAGCTTACGTGCTGCGATATCCTCTGCATAGCTACCATTGCCATCCCAAGTCGTATCATCCCCAAGCTCATCCCACTCATCTTCACCAATGTTGTCTGCAACATCAGGCCACATCTTACGGATCTCTGAGCGAGTTAGGATTGTCTGGATACCTACGAAACTAGCATCATCAATAGACTTAGCATCACGAGAGATCCTAAAAGATTCTGGTGGGATGTTCTCTATCTTAACACGAGAGTTATCATTCTTACGACGAATACGTACATCAACATAAACCAACTCAGCATCTTGCTGTCCGGTCTCCATGTTCAACTCACCTAACTCATTTTCATAATTTAGGTTACCAATGATCTCAACTCCTTCTTCAGCAAGGAGGATATCCAACTGGCCTTGAGAGATCTTCTCGTATTCTTCAAACTCGTAGTCATAACCCTCTACATAGTCCCACCGAATGATACCATTCTTCCACAATAGGGCACTTTTTATCCAGGTTTGGATAAGTTCCCACCCATTATTCTGCTTAAAGATAGCATAGTTTGTAATCATAGATGCATCCTTAGCACTCTTAAAGGAGCCTGGAGAGTTGTCATATGGTACAAATCTAGCCAATTTACCATTGTTTAGGAATAGATCAGACAAGATTGCAGTGTATGCTTCTACTGTTTCTGTAGTAGATGTGTCAACAATACTAGATACACCCTGAGGTGCTAAGTGATCTGCAGCAACTCCTGCAAACTCATACGTAGATCGTTGACGTTCCCGTGTCATATCAGAGGAGTTTAACCATTCCCCTGTAGAGTTCTGAATACCAGTCTCAATCAAATTGATTAGACTATCATCAGACACTTTCTCTTTGTATTTATTACCAGCCATTAGAGTGAACCCCTCCCTGTAAGAATCTTCTTAGTGTTAGCTAACTCAGCGTAGTCATAATCCTTACTACCAGCCTTGATAACAA